CAATTACTTGAGGCAATGGAAGATTTACAAGGTAAAAAAGGTAAGGAAGAAAAATAATGGCTAAAAGATCCACAGGTCAAGCAAGTTCACCCTCACCCTCAGCAGCCCCTACTCAAGCAAGTATTTTTCCTGGGAGGGTATTATACACTATATTAGATGATAAAGAAGATTCTAATGCTTTTAATCAATATGGTGAATGGGGTGGTATTGGGTGTATTTTTTGGGCTTCGACTGTGAATACAAACTCTAACCCAACAGTTACCGATAAAAACTTTGCAAGACCTCTTTTCCCAAACCAAAAACATTACCCATTAAAAAATGAAGTTGTTTATTTAATTGGATTACCTAGTAATGCCTCTGAAAAAACACCAGGTACTATTCAATATTATTATTTCCATGCTATTAATTTTTGGAATAATAACCATCATAATGCCATCCCAGATCCTATTATTGGAGCTGGGAATATTCCTGAATCTCAACAAAGAGATTATATCCAAACCGAAGCAGGAGCTGTAAGAAGAGTAACAGACGGGGGGACTGAAATTGATTTAGGAACTACTTTTACTGAAAGGTTAACAGTTAAAACATTACTTCCTTATCAAGGAGATATAATTTACGAAGGTAGATGGGGGCAAGGTTTAAGATTTGGTTCAACTGTTAAAAATGCTAATATCCCCAATGAGTGGTCTAAAGATGGAGAAAATGGTGATCCTATTGTTATTTTAAGAAATAATCAATATGATGATGGTAAAGATCCTTGGGTACCACAAGTAGAAGATATTAACAAACAGGGTTCTTCTGTTTATTTAACTTCAACCCAAATAATTCCTTTAGAAGCATCTAGTACATCTTATAAATCTTATTCAACATCTCCCACAAACCCAAACCAATTTGCAGGAGAACAAATTATTTTAAATTCTGGTAGGTTAGTTTTTAATACTAAAGAAGATCACTTATTACTTTCTTCAGCTAAATCTATTAATTTAAATGCTGTAGATAGCGTTAATATTGATTCTCCCAAAACTATATTACAATCTAATAATGTTTATTTAGGAGATAAAAATGCAACAGAATCAGTAATTTTAGGAGATAAATTTTTAACAGATTTAAGTAAATTACTTACAAATATTATAGCATTAAGTACAGCACTTCAAACACCTGTAGGAACCCCATCACCATTTGTTCCTAATGTTGCTATCCCGGGTCCTGCGGTTCAGGTGACTCAAACAGCAACCCAAATGTTAAATAAAATTCAAACTTACAAATCAAAAGTAAGTAAAACTAAATAATGGGATTAGAAAGATTAATTATAAGGAGTATTACTAAATCAGTAAAAAGTTCAATAAAGTTCCAAGGAACTGTAGATGATCTTATTTCTGATTTTCAAAAAGGGTGTCCTCCTAAGGAGAGATTAATTGCTATAATTAAAACAAAAAACCAAATTACTTCTGCCCTTCAAAATATTAATAAAACTTTAAATAATTTAAGTTCAACAGCAAGTACAATAGATAATATTATTTCTACTCTTTCATTAGTTGTAACAACTGTAAAAGCTATCCCTATACCAACATCTGTTCCTCCTGGGGTAGGTTTACCCTTAAATGTTATTACTATACTTTCTAACACATTAGATACTATTGGGGATGCCTTGAAAAAGAATAAAGGATTAGTAAAGGTAATTCCTGGTGCTTTAAGAAGTATAACTACATCTATTGATCCTGTATTAACTTCATTAAGAGCTTTAGATGGGTTAATTCAAGTTTGTATTACTGAAGCTGTTGAAGGGATGAATGAGGATGAGAAAAATGCTTTTATAGATGAATTAAATTTTTCTTTGACACAAACAGGAGATTTTTCTAATCCTGATTTGAATGCATTAAGTAATGATCTTTTATTAGAGAGATTAAGACCTAATTCTAATAATCCTTTAATTTACCAAAACTTTAAACTAGAAATCCAGTTTAATGATCAAAATGAATTTAGTTTTCCTTCAAGAAGAGTAAGAGGTACTAATCTAGTAAGATCTGATATTAAATTATTTAATACAGATGATGCTCAATATTCATACTCAGTATCTACCCAAATATTAGTAGAAGAAGCCAAATTTAGGATTGATAGTTATTTACAAAGATATCCTTCTTTAGCTAGAATTATTACATCTTCAGCACTTACAGGCTCAGTTCAAGATGTAAATGACCCTAACATTAATGGGGGTGTTGGTAGTGGAGGTGGTCTTATAGGTTCATCATCTTCAACATCAGGTACTCCACCACCACCACCAGATTACACACCATTTACTACAGCCGGTACTGTAGATGGAGAGGTTAGATTTCAAGGTGGTCAAGCTTGGCGTTGGTTAGGTGGTTCTCAAAAAAGATGGGTTCAACACACAGTATCTTATGCACCTTTTACTCGAAAAGGAGCATATAATGGAGAGGTAAACACAATAGCTACTACTAACACATTCCCTAGAACAGTTACCTATTATAAGTGGAATGAAACACTTTATAAGTGGGTATTTGATAGAACAGTTGTACAATAATGAAAAAAACAATTAATTTTAATATTTATAACAAAAATGAAATCTACAGAACTTAAAAAAATGATCAAAGATGCCGTAAAAGAGGCAATCCAAGAGGAATTGAAAGATATTCTTTTGGAAGCAGTTCGTGCTCCAAAAGGATCTGTAGCAGTTGTACAAGAATCAATCAAACCAGAAGCTCCTTATGTAGGTGTTTCAACCCAACCATCAATGACTGCTGAACAAAAACGTAACTTATACGAGCAAGCATTAGGTGAAACAACACTTTCATTCAATTCCTCACAAGCTCAATCATTTAGACCACAAGCAGGGTACGATGCCGCAAATGGTACTTTACCAGCAGGGGAAGTTGATATGAGTCAAATTATGGGGTTAATGACAAAATAATAAATGGCACAAATTATAGCAAATAAATATCCTATTGATACCGAAGCTAGAAAAGCTGTTGGGTTTGGATTACCTATAAATGGTGATGCTGTGTTTGTGCCTACTTATACAACTGCTGATCAAATTAAAGCTAATTTAGTAAATTGGTTATTAACTAATAAAGGCGAAAGAATATTAAATCCTGAATTTGGAGCAGATTTAAAATCTTTATTATTTGAACAAGTTGAGGTTGGGTTAGAGGAAAATTTAAAATTTACTATTCAAAATAGTATTAAAAATTATTTCCCAATGGTAAAAGTAAAAGAACTAGATTTCATAACAAACCCAGATGAAAATACTACTAATTTTATCTTAACCTATGAAATAGTTTTATTTGGAATTGAAGATACTGTTAATATATTATTACAATAATGGCTAATTTAAATAGAGATATAAGATATATTAATAGGGATTTTAATGATTTTAGAAGTGCTTTAATTGAGTATTCTAAAACCTATTTCCCTAATACTTATAATGACTTTACAGATACTTCTACAGGTATGCTGTTTATGGAAATGGCATCTTATGTAGGTGATGTTTTATCATTTTACTTAGATAACCAAATTCAAGAAACTTTTATTACAAAAGCTAGACAAACTGAAAACTTATTTAACTTAGCTTATATGTTAGGTTATACCCCTAAAGTCACTACAGCAGCTTCAGTTATGATTGATATCTACCAGCAATTACCCGCAAAGGTAAGTGGTAGTACTACAGTTCCAGATTTTGATTATTGTCTTAAATTACCTCAAAACACTACAATCTCCTCTAATTTAAACTCAGGTTTACAATTCTTAATTGAAGATGTAGTAGATTTCTCAGCATCAAGTTCATTAGATCCAACTGATATTTCTGTATATCAATTACAAGGAACTCAACCAACATATTATCTTTTAAAGAAACAAAGAAAAGCTATTTCAGCAACTATTAAATCTACTACATTTAATTTTAATGCTGCTACAAGGTTTGATACTAGAACTATTAATGATACTAATATTATAGGTATTTTAGACGTATTTGACAGTAATGGTAATGAATGGTATGAAGTACCTAACCTTGCCCAAGAAAATGTGTTCGATACAATTAAAAACACGAATGCTAACGATCCTAATTACTCATCAGATACAGAAGTTCCATACTTACTTCAATTAAAACAGGTACAAAGAAGATTTGCATCTCGTTTTGTAAACACCGGATCACTTCAACTTCAATTTGGTGCTGGTGGTACTTCAAGTAATACAGAAGAAATTATTCCTAACCCAGATAATGTAGGTTTAGGTTTACCATTTGAAAAGTCAAAACTTACAACAGCATTTTCTCCATTAAACTTTGTATTTACAGATACTTATGGAATTGCTCCTTCTAATACAACATTAACAGTTAGATATTTAACTGGAGGAGGAGTAGCTGCTAATGCTCCATCTAATTCTTTAACAGGAATTGATGATACTAATGTAGTATTTTTAAACCAAAATCTTACAAATACAACTTTAGCTAATACTATATTTAACTCATTAGCATCAAATAATCCATTAGCTGCTGATGGGGGTCAAGATGGAGATACTGTTGAAGAATTAAGACAAAATGCTGTTGGTAATTTCCAAAATCAATTACGTACTGTAACTAAACAAGATTATTTAATTAGAGCATTATCAATGCCTTCTAATTTAGGAGTTATAGCTAAAGCATATGCTGAACCTGTTAAAATAGCAGAATACCAACCCGGGGAATTGCCTGCAATTTTAGATTTATATATTTTATCTTACGATTCAACTAAAAAATTAAGAACAGCATCATCACTTTTGAAACGTAATCTAATGACTTATCTTTCTGAATACAGGATGATTAATGATTCTATTAAAATTAAAGATGCTTTTGTTATTAATATAGGAATTAATTTTGATATTATAGTTTTACCTAATTATAATAATAATGAAGTATTAACAAAATGTATTGATGCTTTAACAGATTATTTTAACATAGATAAGTGGCAGATTAATGAACCTATTATGTTAAAAGATTTATATATTCTTTTAGATAAAGT